TCTGTGACTGGGTCGAAACTCTGGTTCAACTGCAATCCCGAGGGGCCGGAGCACTGGTTCTACCGGGAGTGGATCTGCCGCTGCCGGGAAAAGCGGGCGCTGCGGCTGCATTTTACCATGGATGACAATCCAGGGCTGGATCCGGCTATCCGGGCACGCTACCACCGGCTCTACAGCGGCGTATTTTATGAGCGCTACATTCTGGGCAAGTGGGTCATGGCTGAGGGGCTGGTGTATGCATTCGACCGGCAGCGGCACGTGACCGGGGATGTGCCGCAAGCGGGTGTGTACTACATCAGTGTGGACTACGGTACGCGCAATCCCTTTTCCGCGGGGCTGTGGTGCGTCACAGAGGACAGGGCAGTGCGTCTGCGGGAGGTGTACCTCAGCGGCAGGGACTCCGGGCGGCTGTACACAGACGAGGAATATTGCCATGCTCTGGAACGGCTGGCCGGGGACAGGCCGGTGACACAGGTGATCGTGGATCCTTCGGCAGCGTCGCTGATCGCGGCGCTGCGGGCAAGGGGTGTGTTCCCGGTGCGGCGGGCGGTCAACGATGTGCTGCCCGGCATTCGGCTGGTCACGGCGCTGCTGCGTGCCGGGCGGGTACAGGTGACGCCCCAGTGCCGCGATGCCATCCGGGAGTTTGGTCTCTATCGCTGGGGCGACGATGGGGAGCAGCCCCGGAAGGAGCACGACCACGCCATGGATGACATCCGCTATTTCTGTGCCACGGTGCTCAGAAGAATGCCCTGGGGCTTGAAGGATGGCACGTGAAGAGGGGAAAAGGAGGAAAAACGATGCACAAATGGAAAAAGACACTTCTGGGCTTTTTACCCATGTGGGCCAAGGAAACGGTTCTGCGGGATAACCGGACGCTGACGGCGGAAAACCGGGCACTGAAGCAGAAATTGGCCGTCCGTGAGGCCTATATCAGGGGACTGGAGTCCGGACTGCGGCGCAGCCGCCGCGAAAAACAAGGAGGAAACACATGAATCTTTACGGTTATCAGGAGGCATTTGGCTGCTGGGACAAGACCACGCCAGCCATGCGCACCGCCATTGAGGAATGGTTCCGGCTTTACTACGACCGCAAGGCTACAGACACGTCGGATCCTTGCCTGCGCATCGCCTACACGGTGGTGAATAAACTGACCAAGGCGGTCTTTGGGGAATACGCCGCCTGGGCGGAGGCGCCCTTCACCCAGCGCGTACTGCAGCAGCTGGATGCCTGCCGCCGGGAGGCTCTGGCGCTGACGCTGGTGGGCGGTGAAAGTTATCTTAAGCCCGTTCCTCATGGAAACGGCTTCCGTTTTGGAATTATTCCACGCAACAGACTGCTGATCTTCGGACGCGACGCCAACGGTATGGCCACGGATGTGGGCCTTGCGGAGCAGAGCGTATCCGGGGATCATTATTTTACCCTGCTGGAACGGCGGTATCTGGATGCCCGGGGATTGCTGACGTTGGAAAACCGCCTTTACCGGGCTCGGCTGCGGGGACAGCTGGGTGAGCCGGTGGCGCTGTCTTCTCACCCGGCCTATGCTTCCCTGGCGGCAAAGTACACTTTCCCAGTACCCCTGGGCGGCATTGGCCTGATTCGGCTGCGCACGCCCATGGTCAACTGCGTGGACGGCTCGGCCGACGGCGTCAGTGTCTACGCTCCGGCGGTGGGACTGATCCGCAACATCGACCGCAACGAAGCACAGCTGTGCGGCGAATTTGACCGGGGCGAAAGCCGCATCATTACCTCTGCTGACCTGCTGAGCCGGGACAAACAGCTGTCGGAGCATCTGTTCGTGGGTCTGGATGATGACCCCGAGCGGGTGGGGCTGACGGTCTTCTCGCCGCAGCTGCGGGAGCAGTCCTTCCTGGCAAGGAAACAGGAATATCTGCGCAATGTTGAGTCGGTTATCGGTCTTCGCCGGGGTTTGCTGGCTGACGCCAATGTCATGGAGCGCACGGCCACAGAGATCAGCTCCAGCCAGGGCGAGTACAATCTGACGGTACTGGATTTCCAGCAGGTCTGGCAGGCGGCGCTGACCGAAGCGGTGCAGCTGTGTGCCAGACTGGGCGAACTGTATGCCATGGAGGGCGCTTGTGAGGGCAGTGTGAGCGTGGACTGGGGTAACGGCGTTCTCTACGATGAGGAGAAGACCTGGGCGGATTATGTACAGCTGGTGCAGCTGGGTCTGCTGCGGCCGGAGATCGCCCTGGGCTGGCGTTTTGGCATGGCCGCTGACACCGAACAGCAGAGAAGCCGCATCCGGGAGAAATATATGCCGGAAAAGCTGAAAACGGAAAACAGTAAGTAAACGCCTGTTGGTATGTAAACAAGTGGCAGCGATGGGAAACGTAATGTTTCCCATTTCTCATAATTCCGCCTTACGGAGCGGGCGTAAAACGCACCGGGGCCGCCGGGTGGCTTCCCCGTGATCAAAGAAGCGTAGCGGCCGGAAAGGAGTCAGTATGAAACGCGAATTTTTGATGGAACTGAAGGTGGCGGAGCAGCCGCTGCCCAAGGAGATCATCGACGCCATCATGGCGGAAAACGGCCGGGATATCCAGTCTTCCCGGCAGGCGGCACAGGAGTGGCAGGACAAGTACACCCAGGCCGTGCAGGCCCATGAAAAACAGCTTGCGGACCTGTCCTTCCAGACCCGCCTGCGGGAGGCCGTTACCGCCATGCACGGGCGCAATCTCAAGGCCATCACCGCGCTGCTGGATGTGGACGCACTCCGGCAGTCCGAAGATGACACAGCCCTGGACACCGCACTGGCGGCGCTGAAAAAGGACTGTGGTTACCTCTTTGAGATGCCTCAGACCCCACCCCCTTATGCCGGGGGTACCGGCGTCCGGTCGGACGCCTTGTTCGAACAGCCTGCGACCCTTGCAGGCGCTCTGCGTGAAAAATTTGAAAGGAAGTAACAACTATGGCAATTACTCTCATGGAAGCAAAGGCCGGTATGGCCGACAAGGTAGACCAGCAGGTGGTGGACATGTTCCGCCGCAGCTCTCAGCTGCTGGACACCATCCCCTTTGACAACGTCATCTGCCCCGGCACCGGCGGCAGCACCCTCACCTACGGCTATATCCAGCTGAAGACCCCCGCCTCTGCCGCTGTGCGTGCTGTGGGCGCGGAGTACACCCCCGGTGAGGCCAAGCGCGAGAAGAAGACCACCGGTGCCATCATCATGGGCGGCGCGTTCCAGGTGGACCGTGTGCTGCAGAACACCGCGGGCGCGGCCGATGAGCTGGCCTTCCAGGCTGAGCAGAAGATCAAGGCCACTGCCAGCTATTTCCACCACCTGGCCATCAACGGCGCTGCCGAGGCTGCCGATGGCTTCGCGGGCGGCACCTTCGACGGTCTGCGCAAGCTGCTCGCCGGCACCGACAACGAGCTCACGAGCACTGTGAGCCTGACCGACTCCGCCGCTCTGGATGCCAACTACAATGCCTTCCTGGACGAGATGGACAGCTTTATCAGTACTGTGGACGGCACACCCTCCATGCTGCTGATGAACCGCGCCATGCTCATCAAGCTGCGCGCTGTGGCACGCCGTGCCGGTTACTACGAGCGCACCCGTGACGCCTTTGGTCGCACCGTGGAGACCTACGCCGGTATTCCCATGGTGGATCTGGGTAAGTACTATGACGGTGCTGCCTCCCAGGATGTGGTGCAGACCTCTGCCGACGGCAAGACCAGCATCTATGCTGTGTGCATGGGCCTGGACGGCTTCCACGGCATCAGTCCTCAGGGCACCGGTGTCATCGTCAGCTACATGCCCGATCTGAATGCTCCCGGCGCTGTCAAGACCGGCGAGGTGGAGCTGGTGGCCGGTGTGGCGCTGAAGAACACCCATAAGGCTGCCGTCCTCAAGGATATCAGCATCGGCGCGGCATAAGAAAGGAGGCACTGCCGTGGTCGGTTTTGATTTTTATACCCATGAATACCTGGGCAGTGCCATCCCGGAAAAGGCCTTTTCCGGCGTGGCAGCCCGGGCAGAGGCAGTGCTGGCACGGTTCAAGCGGATCTACCGGGTGGAGTCGGATGGGGAAATGGCCCAAAAGCTGGCCGTCTGCGCCATGGCCGAGGAGCTCTACCGTGCCGCAAAGCATCACAGC